GTGGGTTCTGATGACATTTTGTCTGGGATCGTTGTCAAACGACCCCTGTCGCCATATGTCGCACCCGGGCCAAACCTGCCACTGACATTGTCAGGGCAGCCCCGGAGTATCCGCACAACGATTTTACGAGCTCGAGTGATATACTCGAGCACGTCCTCATCTGTATCCGGCAGGCCGGGAGACAGGTAAGGAAGAAGGCGGAGATTTGTGCGAAAACACATACTCTCAGAGGCTAAGAAGTTCCCTTCAGCAGCGGCCTTACGGTCGATGGTAGTTGGGAGTTCTTCAAGTTTTCTGAGAATGCTTACGGCTGTGGCATCACGCCAGTAGCTTTCAGCATCAAGGTAGTGTTTTGGGTCAGCTTTCTGGGAAGAGAGCTGATCCCACTCACCTGCTTCATACAAGATTTTCATCTTTAAGGAAGCTGGGCTGGCGAGGTCCTCGAAGAGACGCAGGACCGCTTTTTCCACCGAGTGTGGGAGAAAAGCAAGTGTTTTCACGTGAAGTTCCTTCTCAGGAGGGGCCTATCACTAAACCCCGTGAATGATCAAGTCGGCGCGTAACCAGCTTTCAGGCTGTCCTTGAAGAGAGTGCTGGCGAGGAGATTCATGAACTGCGAAGCAGCCTCATTGATATCCGCATCCAGCATACCTGTCGGGACAACCATCGAGCCCTGGAAATTGGCGCGGGATTGAACATTCACAGCTCCATCTGACCCCGTGGTCAGCGTTGGGTACGTCGCACTGATGTCGATGCGTCTGGCAGTTTGTTCGCCATTCCACTTCGACTGCATGCGAATTTCCGGCCGTTGGGCCGGAGCCGTACCAACCGTGTTCGACCTCCATACGGCGGGGGAACTTTCGCCCCCGGAGGCCTGAATGTTGGACCACACAATATCGGTGGATCCGTCATTCTTTTTGACAGTGATAGCTGCCATCGTGGGCATAAATATGCTCCTGATGTGAAGGAGAGGCCAGAGAGGCTTCACTTCGATTTTAATGCACCAAGCAGTAGCGAGATCGCAGTTGCGGCTCGCACTGGGCTAACGCCTTTCCAGGGGCGTACTACAAGAGTAGGAATGGGCAAGCCCAAGAGCCTATTGGTGTAGATTCCGGTATAAGTAACATTATACCCGACATCCGGCCGTCCCGGGAGGGACGTGGCTGTACCTTTGGAAATCACGTGGACTGTTCTGTAAGCATCCTTAGTAAGGAGGCCTGCAAAATCCGTCATGTGGCCAAGAACTTGGCCCACATTAAAGATCCAGTCAAACACGAAGCTGAAAGGAACCAGCTCCCACGCGACTGCAAGTGGGTTCACAAATCCCAATTGCTGAGCGAGATGAAGATTCGGAGATTCAACCGATATCACCGTCTCGGTTTTTGCGTAAGTGACGTCAGTCCAACGCACAAACCCGCCATTTACATCATTCGTAACCCTAGAGTTTGAATGGTGAACACCTTTGCCCTTTACCTTTTTTGGAGGTATCGGATCGCAAAGAGTACTCACGGCGGCTCCGATATCCTTGACCAACGGCTCCCAACCAAAGTGGAACTTAAGGAAGTTGCTACCGAAGGCTTTCGCCTTGGGTTTCAACCCCTTAGGTATATCCATCTTGAGAATGAGCGCTGCGTTAGTAAAATCGAACCTATGTAAGGCTCGAACAAACTTCCACAGTTTCGTTGCGTCAGAGGCTATCATAGTCATAGCTTTCCTGCCTTCAGCACCATTGACAGCCCATAAGGACTGATCGCCGACTGCCTCGACAAGTTTGCTATACGCCTTATTAAGGGCGTGTGGTATACCATCGAAGCTAGGGGAAATACTCCCGATATCAGCTCTGGCATACACCACTCCTTCCGTACACCAGAAGGTGTCGACTTTCTGCGCATAATAGGTAAAGGGTAGGGGCTCTGTGAAAGGAGCCTTTTGCCGATACCAAGTTCTGTTAGCAGTTAGCCACGGAGGAGCAAACCCCAAAGTGTTTGGGGGACCTACATAGACCCAGGCCTTAGTGTAGGGTCCTGTCACTGGATTAGCCATATCAACCTTTGGAATGGTAGATAAAGCGCAATCTCCGCTGACTAAGCGGAGCAGTAACAGATTTCTCGCGGTTACCGTCCCCTCAGGTCGAGAGGACGCGCGAGAGGTCACCCGGTGCGGGTATTAAGCCCGATTACCCCTTCCCAGACAGAAACTGCCTAGG